GATAAACTCAAAAAGAACTCGCGTATAAAAGAAACGCAAGTTCTTTCTGAATCAAAGTTTTTCAACAAAAAAGATATGATCCCAACACAAGTACCAATGATCAACGTAGCACTTTCGGGTCGTCTTGATGGGGGGCTGACACCGGGGCTAACGGTTTTGGCCGGGCCTTCTAAACATTTCAAAACAAGCTTTGCATTGTTAATGGCTGCGGCTTATTTGGATCGTTACTCAGACGCGGTTATGCTGTTCTATGATTCGGAATTTGGTTCGCCACAGAGTTACTTCAAGAACTTCGGCATCGACACGTCTCGCGTTCTTCACACTCCAATCAAGAATATTGAAGAGCTAAAATTTGATGTAACAAATCAGCTTCAGGAAATTCAGGCTGGTGAAAAGGTAATCATCATTATCGACTCGATTGGTAACCTTGCGTCGAAAAAAGAGGTCGAAGATGCATTAGATCAAAAATCTGTCGCTGATATGACTCGAGCCAAACAGCTCAAGTCTTTATTTCGTATTGTCACACCCTACCTAACGTTCAATGATATTCCAATGCTTACGATCAATCACACGTATGATGAAATGGGACTATTTCCAAAAAAGGTCATTAGCGGTGGTACAGGTGTGATGTATAGTTGCGACAACGCTTGGATCATTGGTCGTCAACAACAAAAGCAAGGGACTGATGTAATTGGTTATAACTTTGTGATCAATATTGAGAAGTCTCGATTTGTTCGTGAGAAGTCAAAAATTCCAATCTCAGTTACGTGGGAAGGCGGCGTTGAGAAGTACTCTGGTTTGCTTGAAGTTGCTGTTGCTGGTGGTTTCCTTGATCGTGGAAAAAAGGGTAATCGCGTTGGTTACTCATTCATCAATCAAGAAACTGGTGAAGTTGATGAAAAGAACTATTATGAAAAAGATACATTCAATGAAGAATTCTGGTCTCCTTTGTTATCAAATCCAGCGTTCGCTGAGTTTGTGTACAATACGTACTCGTTTGAAGGAAAGGGAACTGTTGACATGGATCAAATCGTAAAGAACGAAGGTGAGTAATGAAAGAAAACGTTGATTATCAATTTGTACCAGCACCCGGAAATGATCAGGCATGGCAAGTTAGGCTATTGACAGGAGACTTTTCTGGTTGTATTATTCAGTATGATACTATTAAGGTAAATCCAAGCACAGAAGAATTGCGTTTCAACTTCTCTCTTGTTTGGTCTCCTTTTGAAGAACCGATCAACACAAACACTAATATTGAGCTTCAGAGGCATGTTGGTATAGTACTGTCTCATATCATTGAAGATGCTCTTAAAGAAGGAACTGCTGTAATTGGCGATGATAATGAACAACCTGGAACAGACAATACTTAGGAATATTATCACCAATGAAAAATACATGCGAAAGGTCCTGCCATTTATCCAAAACAACTATTTTGAAGGCAACTATCGACTTGTGTTCAAGGAGTTGTGTAAGTACGTAGCAAAGTATAATAGGCTACCGACACAAGAAGCGTTTGAAATTGAACTATCGGAAACAAACATTCCTGAAGACCGATTTGTGGAAGTCATTCAGATTGTTCCTCATATCTTTTCCAAAGAAGATAATGACGAACAGTGGTTGCTCGATCGTACCGAACAATGGATTCAAGATCGGGCAATTCATATTGCTATTCTCGATAGCATCAACATTATTGATGGTAAACATGACACTCTAACAAAAGGAGCAATTCCAGAACTGTTGACAAAGGCTCTTGGAGCCGGATTTGACAGTAATATTGGTCATGATTACTTTGCTGATGCTGAAAGGCGGTATGAGTTTTATCACGAAGACGAAGAACGAATTCCGTTTGACCTGGATTACTTCAACCGTATTACGAAAGGTGGTCTTGTCAACAAATCGCTGAGTATAATTCTTGCAGGTACTGGGACTGGCAAAAGTTTGGCCATGTGTCATATGGCTGCAGCCAATCTTCTTGATGGACGGGATGTTCTTTATATTACGATGGAAATGTCTGAAGAAAAAATTGCTGAACGTATCGACGCTAATCTACTTGATGTGAATATTCAGGATATTGAAGATCTTTCAAAAGATAACTTTATGGATAGAGTCGGTAATCTTAGAGCAAAGACGACTGGTAAACTGATCGTCAAAGAATATCCAACTGGACAAGCAAATGCATCTCACTTTCGAGCGTTGTTGAACGATCTCAAACTAAAAAAGCGGTTTGAGCCCGACATTATTTACATTGATTATCTGAACATCTGCGCATCTGCAAGATTGAAAAACATGGGAGGTGCAATCAACTCGTATACATACGTAAAAGCAATTGCAGAAGAAATTCGGGGTCTTGGCGTTGAGTTTGATTTGCCGATCGTAAGTGCAACTCAAACAACAAGAACTGGGTATGCCAACTCAGATCCTGGATTAGAAGATACAAGTGAATCGTTTGGGCTTCCTGCGACGGCTGACCTCATGATTGCTTTGATTTCAAGTGAAGAACTCGAAGCAGAAGGAAAAATCCTCGTCAAGCAATTGAAGAATCGTTATAATGATTTGAATACACACAAGAGGTTCGTTGTTGGTGTTGATCGTAGTAAGATGAGACTGTTTGACACAGAAGAAGTGGATGGTATGTTGACAAATCAAGACGTACCAATAATGGATCACAATCAAGACGACAGGTTTGATGGTATTTCACAAGCAGCAAAGGAAATGAGGTTTTGACTGTTAAACTAATTTCATATACACAACCAACCGAAGAAATCGCTGAACACGGTATTGATGACGTTCAGGAGCTAATCGCTTTTTGTGCTCGTGTTTCAAACCCGACTAATCAATTCAATACTGAAACATCGGATCGCTTGATTTCTTATTTGATTAAGCATATGCATTGGTCTCCCTTGGAAATGGTTGATGCTTGTCTTGAAGTTGAAACCACTCGAGATATTGGTAGGCAGCTGCTTCGCCATCGTTCTTTTGTTTTTCAGGAATTCAGCCAAAGATATGCTGACCCGACTGATAAGAACAGTGCATTAAGTTTTGTTACTCGCGAAGCACGTCTTCAAGATTCAAAAAATCGCCAAAATAGTATCACTACCGACGATGCAATGTTGCAACTACAGTGGGAAAAGCGACAAAGCGAAGTAATTGATATGTGTAAGATGCATTATCAGTGGGCAGTTGATAATGGAATCGCAAAAGAACAAGCTCGAGCAGTTCTTCCCGAAGGGTTAACGATGTCTCGAATGTACGTCAAAGGTAGTATTCGTAGTTGGATTCATTACATCCAGATTCGTAGCGCTAAAGAGACTCAAAAGGAACATAGAGATATTGCACGAGCGTGTGCTCAAGCAATATCTTCGATCTTCCCAATGATTAACAATTTTGTAGATGACAATGGAGAAACACAATGGCAACAACCGTCAGCACAATCCACACCCACAACAACAAAGGGTTTTGCAAAGTCAAATACTCGTCGCCAGAATGCTTCGAAATCGAATACTTCGACAATCAAGGACGTTCTTTCTTCGTTGAAGAGTACCCTAACTTGAAATTGAGCGAAGTAGAATCGATTGCTGAAGACTGGATTCTGGGGTATCATCAACTTGATATTAAATAGGAATATAACTATGAAGTATAACGAAGAACTTTACATATCTGAAATCGAGGAATATATTCAATCAACATATGGCTCTCATTATACGTCTTTTCATGACGAATTTCAAACTATTGACTCGATTATAGCAACTGGAAACGGACAAGGTTTTTGCCTTGGAAACATAATGAAGTACTCTCAACGCTATGGCCAAAAAGGCGATTTGATTGAACAGCGTAAAGACTTGATGAAGGTTATTCATTATGCAATTCTGATGTTATACATTCACGACACTGATAAATAAACTTTTCTGCAAAAAAGTGGTTGACATTGATAAATTAACCATATATTATTAAACTTCCAATAAAGAGGAATCATACTATGAAGCTTACTAAGATTTTAGCTACCACAGCACTGATTGTTGGCGCATTTACGCTCAGCGCTTGTCAAGATGACGCACAGATTGCGTCAGAAAATATCAGTCGTGCTGCCGACAACTTTGAAGTGATGCGTCGAGTTGTGTTTATGAACGGTATCACTGACGAGTACATGCTTGAAGTAATCGGGGCATGTTCTCTTAACGATCGAGGGTCGAGTGTCCAGGTCACATGTAAAGACGGTAATGGTCAGTATGTTCGACACCAACTCGGTCTTAGTGACAATGTGACTTACTTTGCAGAACAGCTTGAAACGATCGATGTTAGCGCAAACCACTATCGTGTTACATTCAAGCCGCAACAGATCATTCCTGATATTGACCTGCGTAGTAGTTTTGAAGACTTGACTACTAACCATAGCGAGGCAAATCAGTAATTTTTTAGTTGACACCGTAAAGAGTATATTGTATAAATAACCTTGTAAACGTTGAAGCAACGTGGACACATTCTGGACTCCGTTTCGATACGGACGCCTCCACCAAAAACCAACTGAGGGGGCGAAAGGGTTTCGACAGGTGTGAAAATGGAGTGGAGTTTACCGGAGGCGAACGCGTCATAGTCGCAAACTCATAGTTGCCAATATCAACGCAGCTCCTCGTGCTTACGCCCTCGCGGCATAAGTAACTCGGGTTTTGAGGTGAACCTAGGAACAGAATCACCTCACTTAACCTTATTTTTTTGGAGATAATACACATGAAGACTCTTGCTTTTGTTGCTGCTCTCTCTGTTTCTGCTACTGCCGCTACGGCCAACGACCTCAATGTTATCGGTTACACACAGTATGAAATTGAAGCTGAACGCTTTGAGACTGGTATTGGTGTTGATTACACTATTGACCGTTTTTCTTTCTCGCCGATCCTCAAGGTTGCTGATGCACCAGGTCAGTCGCTGGACTTTGACGGCGTTGACTTCGGCGTAGCGTACCAATTTACTGATGCTGTTAACGGCTACACCAAAGTCGAGTTTAACGGCAATTTTGATTACGAAGAGATGACCGTTGGTGTTTCCTTTCGTTTCTAGTTCCTTCCACCAACGGATCGGGTGACGCCGTAACACGTCCGCGAGGGGCCATGGTTAGCCCCTCATTTTTTTTTGTTGACATCCTTTCGAAAATGATTATAATGGTATTGTAAGGAACGAAAGGAAGACTATGTTTGATATTGAATATACCGTTATCGAAGAGATTTCTATCGGTAATACGAAAATGCGATTAGTGGTGTCGCCTAAGGGTAATCAAGCGATTCAACTTTGGTCGAGTCTTTCTGATCGTTGGAACGTTATGACAAAATCGAAGGTTGAAGAAGCATGGAATTCGTGGAAGATTCTTTCTGAACGAATTGAAAAAAAGCGGTTGACATCCTCTCATAAATGATTATATTGGTATTGTAAGGAACGAAAGGAACCAACCATGATGACCTTCAACAAATTCAATGAAGCCACCAATTCCATCAAGCCGGTGATCATTCACAAAAGATACGATCACACGTTCATGCTTTACACGCCCGAAGGACGGCTGCTTGATGATTTTACGAGCGCTGGTCCGTTCATGAGCTTTGAAGATGCAAAGCGTTGTGCTGAGGTGAATGTTGGTATGAAAATGAACTGGGGGGACTTTTAATATGACTACGTATGACGTCTTTTATCGTGACAACGGTGTTCATATTGCACCGCACTTTTGTCGTGAGATTGATTGCTTTGGTTCCAACCCAGATCATGGGTATACGCTCGAACAAGCAGCTGAACAATGCGCTGAATACTACGAACAGCAGGCGAAAGCTTTCCGTGATGGAACTCATCCTGATCTGGTGTTTTACAAGCAAGAGGAAGATTTCTAATGTCTAAACCTATCTGCACTGTAATGGTGGGTTTGCCCGGGTTGGGCAAGACGACACTTGTTGATCGTGATCGTAAGGTCTATAGCAATATTAATCTGGATCTTTTCGTTTACAGCACCGATGATTATATCGAACAGCAGGCGAAGGCACTGAACAAGACTTATAACGATGTGTTTGAAGACTATATCGGCAAAGCCACTGCTCGCATGAACGCCCTGCTTGATGTTGCTATCAAGGATAATATTGACATTATTTGGGATCAGACCAATCTCAGCGTTAATAAGCGCCGTAAGATTATCAACCGTATGAAGCAAGCTGGTTATCGGGTTGGTTGTGCGTGTGTTGTTCCGCCTGAAACAGGTTGGCTTGATGATCAGAAAGTATGGGCACGTCGCCTCGCTAATCGTCCTGGTAAGACTATTCCACAAAACATCTTGACAAGCATGATCGAATCGTTTACAGTGCCTACTATGGATGAAGGTTTTGACGTGATTGACATCTATAATATGCATAGCATCTTGCTTAGCATTGACTATGGAGAAGAGAAACTCTAATGAATATTAATCATATTCCGTATCTGGACACGGACAAAGTTGAACAGCATTATAGCAAAAAAGATGGCGTTCCTATTCATTATGTTTGTACATCCGCTGTTAATAATGGAACAAACGCTATGGATATTTTCTATAGGGAAACGCCTCATCCTGAATTTGGCAATCGATACTTTGGGCTATACATAAACATTAACGGCAATCTTATGATTACCAATGCAGATAAAATCGAACAGGTATCGTTTGACATGGTCGACATCGACGGAACTCTGTATTATAGTCAACACCGTCACGACTTTTATACCGTCGGCGACGTCTCCATCGACGGAGGCCGAGCATATCTGAAACTGTCTGGAAATCTTACACGTTCCGTGAAAACGCTGAAAGTCAAAGACGGAAAATTTATTGAGGAAATCAAATC